CCATCTGATATGTATGTACCAGCAAAGGATAGTGTGTTTGAACTTTTTATCGTGCCGTTTAGGTACATGCCAGATAGTGTTAAGTCCTGTGTTATTTCTAAGTAAGATGGCTGACCAGTTATGCTTATTGTTCTACCACCAACTGTTTCGTCAGTAAATGTTCCCGAAGTGGTTAGTACAGTAGATGTTAAATTAGTTATTGTGAACTCCGCATTGTTGCCAGTATTGAAAGCGCCGCTTATTCTTACTACCATACCGTTGAAAAACCCTGCTTGTAGAAAATCTCCGTTTTCTATTGTTAGAGTAGAGGCTGAGTTAGAAAATACACACTTTTCCGTCATTAAGACTTTATTAGCATCATCATAGTCTTCATAGACTACTATCTCATCTAGTGTAAGTGCTTGGTTAAAATTACAAGCAGCGAAGCCTTTAGCAGCAGCAACAGTATCAGGATGACCAAAAACTAAGTGGTCATTAGCAGCAGGTACTCCTGTCGAACCTGTACCATCTGCTGACGTGTTCCAATTGCCCGCAGTATTGGATGTATTTAGTGTTCCGGGATTTCCGGTAGCGACCCAATATCGTGTTGCCATCTAAATACCTCACGAAGTAATGCGACTTTTTGAGTTTCCGGTAGCAAAGGCAGCACCAGCCTTTTCAGAAATCATATCTAACGCATCCTTCGCTCTCTTCTCAAAAACTTTCAACTGTGACTGGAACCTTCTGTCCTGTTCACCTCTCTCTTTCTCTGGATAAAATGTGGGTGTAGTATCAATCAATATTAGTAAGCAATCAGTACAAACTAACATTTTGATTGCTACTTCTTTCTCAGCAGTAGTCACTGCCGTTTCTGGTAAAATGTAATTTGCATTACGGGCTATTTGGTCAACCTGTGTAGTTCTTAGGCTAATGTATTCACTGATTGCTCCTTCTACTAAGCCTCTCGGCCTGTTTAGTAGGTCACGGATGTTATCAGTTGTTACTGCCATCTATACCACCATTTAACCATCTGTCTGAAAAATCTTTTGGAACATCAATAACAGTGGCTTCTTGTGGCGGTTCGTTAACTCTACCCAAGACAAAGACAAGTTTTGACTTTGCTATCAATTCTGCCATCATGCTATTAGGAACCCAATAAGTAGTATTCCATTCGTTTAACATCTGTACGGGATGTCCCTCTTTTCTACCAGAGGGTCTAGCGAGTCTAAACAACCACCCCTTGCCCGGCAACCAGTTAGCGAGCCTATGCTCCATAACTTTTCGGTCTGCTTTATCGGGCAAGGGAATGCCTGCGTCTTTACACTGTTTTACCAAACTTGCTTTGGAGGGATTTGACAATCAATCCTCTCCGAATCAAGCGATAACGCCGGTAATCTTACAGATACGGTTGGATTTTCCACTAGCAGCACCATCTTGGTGTTGGTGGATTACCATTCCGTAGTAAGAGGTTAACAACCATGAGAAGCCGATACCTTCGATTCTGGTCATCTCTGTTTCCATGTAACCTTCACCGTTGTATTGGAACATCTCTGCGGTTTCTGCGCCGGGTATCATCAAGATAGCACTTGTGCTGATTGCTCCGGCTGCACCGTAGTCACGGGTGTAGTAGATTCGTAGGTTAGCCACACGGCGTAGATGCTCTTCCAAAGATTCAACCACGTTACCGTAAAGTTGAGTGTTCATCATGACACTTCGGACTGAGGCTGGCAAGATAAGAGCCACTGGCTCGTTGCCAGAGACTCTAGCGTTTGCGAAAATCAAATCCATAGCGTCAAGGATGTCCTTCTCTTCGTCTGCGGTTGCTGCACCAAATACTGCGGTAGCAGCCTTGGTTTGTCCAGCACCAGCAAGTAAGTCAGTTAGGATTTTGTTGTCCATAGCGTCTGCTCTGGCTTGAATGATAGCCAATTGCTGACGGGACATGTTATCCCATGTTTCGCCTCGTAGGCGTACTGAGTCGAGGAAAACACATCGACCTTGACCTTTTTCGAGAACTACTGAGTAGTTAGCAGTTCCGATGTTGGTTGGGTCTACAACGGCGTTGTCGTCGAGAGGGTAAGTGAAAGTGCCGGAAGCACCAGTGTACCACTTGAAAGTCAACCAGTTAACTGTTCTAACACCAACTACTTGAGTTCCCACTGCGATTTGAGTGGATTGTAGTTGGATAAAGTCACGGAGGGTTTGCTCAAGAACGGATTGTCCTTTTCCAAATGGCCCTACGTTACTGGTCGTGGCTGCGTCTGCATATACAATTTCTTCTAAACTTTTGTTCATATTAATCATCTCCTATCAAGCGATTGCTGCTCCTGCCGTAGCAACGGGGACTAATGTTTCTCCATTAGTTGAGGAAGCGGTAACTCCGCCCCCAACATAAAGTCCCAATTTTTTGTTGGAGCCTGCGGTAACGGTAGCAAGACCGTTTGCTCCTACATAGACAGTTAGGCCAGTGGTGTATGTTTGGCTTGCAGTTGCAGCAACCAATAGAACACCACCAAGAGGGTAAGCAGAAACGGTTGCGCTCGAAGTTTCGAGGTCGCCAGCAGCGTCTCTGCTACTTTCATCAGCACTAATAAAAAGTCCGATTTCTGTTGCAGCAGACAAGTCTACTGTGTTGTTTGTGCTATCGTTAGTAAGGATGTAACCTGCGCCAGCAACAGTTGTGCTGGTTTTTACGTTCATGCTTACTGCTTCTGTTCCACTTGCGTATGTCATCTTAAATCATCTCCATTTTTTTGAGTTCATCGTATTTTAGGGCTGGTGTTGAGTCCATGTCGATTGTTTTGTTGTAAGCGGAGGCCCAAGCATTGTAAGCCCTTGAGTAGACTTCTTCGTCTGTTTTCAAGAGTTCACCGTTAAGATAGTTTGCGACAACACTCTTTGGCTGTTCGGATGCCACTGCTGGCTCCGAAGCGGCTGGTGTTGCTTCTTCCATCTTAACTTCTGTTACTGGTTCCGGTCTACTAGACTCCCAAGATGCAATCACGGACTTCAAAGTAGAAACTGTAAAGTCATCGTGTCCCTTGAGACCAAGTTCGGTAGCCTTAGCAACAAGACTCTCACGCTCTGCCTCGATTCGTGTCATCTCAGCAGCCTCAAACTCTGCAATCCGCGCTTCCCGTAGGACGGCCTCGGCTTTCAGAGACTCAATCTCAGCCAATACGGCTTCATTATTATTATTTTCGTCTGCCATAAGTATCACCTTATTCGATTGTGATGACGTATCGTCCGAGTCACCTTTAAAGGTTTCTGAGGCAGAAGCAGATTTCATTTTTTCTATTTCTACCTTTTCTGCCGTCTCTATACTAGCATTAGGGTATGCTGGTTTGTGGACAATAGCCAAATGGTCAAACTTGAAATTGCTGCCGAAATACATTTGCGGTCTACCTTCTTCCGACTCAATAATTTGTTCGGGTACACCAGTACCGCCGATAGAAACTCCGTAATCTGCTCTGAGCCATAGGCCAGAATCTAGGGATGAGAATAATTCTTCTCGATAAACATCAGCAACATAGTTCACAACATATACATCTTTTGTTCCAGAGATGCTTGCTTCTGTGACTAAACCTACTACGGACTCATCAACAGTTCCGCTCATGTTTCTTGTAAATCTACCAGACTTGATAGTAGGATGATACAGTGTTAAGTCAGCACCTTTCATTTGCGCTACTACTTTTTCTGCACCTTCTCTTGTCAATGCCCAATTGTTTTTGTTAAGACCACTGTGGAATGCAACGCCAGAAATTCGATAAACTGTTTTACCAGTCGATGCTTCTACTACTGCGTTGATTGATTCGACAGTTATTTCACAAGTAACTGCGATAGGAACGCACATGTTACCTTCTTTCTTGTAACCGTCACGACAACCCCCATCAGTCTGATAGGATGCTTTCATTTCATCTTCATCTTCATACGCTGCTTCCTTTTCATCATCACTATAAGATGCTAGTTTTTCACCAGTCTTTTGTTTATATTCATCATGACTTTCGCAAGGCATAAAGATAGTATCTCCGTTTTCATTATGACTGTGAATTCCTTCACAACCAATTTCTTTAGCCCTTTCTGCTGCCTCGCCCGGATTGTCAAATACATCCTTGCGAATCATTCTTGCTTCGACTTTTTCGTCGGCACAAGAATCACAACAAGACTTTTCTTCTGCTTCATAAAATTCTTCATATTCTTCCATATTCTCACCACTTGTTAGTTGAGTAACGCTTTTGCTCCTTTCCCACATTTTGCACGACCAATACCTAGCCTTCCATTTTGGGCCGGGATTGTCGCAATTGTGACGGGAGCGGAAATTTTTTCTTCTAGCGGGGTCATCTCTTTTGATTTCCATATTGGGGTCGCCAAACCTTACTATGACTACTTTGCCAGATTCATTTTTTGTATATACTGCAAACTTTTTGCTTTCTTTTGGAGTTCTAAATGGTTTGTTAAGAGTAACTTTGCGACCTTGATATTCTGCCGCACTTACTTCTTGTTCAGCGTCGGGGTCATTCTTACGATACCATTTGATAAATTCTTCCTCGGTTTTTGCAGGAGAGTATAGTTTTGTGCCATCTGCTAATGTAGATTCGTGTATCTCTCCTTTGAAACCTATTTCTTCTGATTTCTTTTTGGCACCTTCTTTTGTTCTAAACAAATAGTCTTCCATTTTAGCCTCGACCATTTCTGATGCTTTTGGATGTGAGTTTGGTAGCAAGTCGTTGTCCTGCTTGTAATTTGGATTGGATGGTCTTCCCGTACGCATGAGGTATAGAAACGCTCTAACTCTTGCCAAGCCCCATCCGGTTCTTGACATATTGGGTGCATGACTACGACTAAAGGCACCAGCGCCCCTACGAAAAACAGTTTTAAGAGCGCCCATAGATGCACGATTACCCTTCCCTTTTGATTTGACCTTTTTGTTGTGTTCTTCCATCATGTTTCTGATTTTACTTTCAGTACCTTTGCTCATCTGTATGTTTTTATTAGGTTTTTTCGCAGAGCCGGGAGGGTTTTTCTTAGAACCCTTTCTTCTCTCACTAGGTTTAGCAGGAGTCTTTCTCGGGTCGTTTGGCCCCGGCTTTCCATGTTGACCACCATGCTTTGCTTCTACATCTATGGAAGCAGTTCTATCTGCATAACTCATACATACTGCATATCTTTGGTCTTTATTTTGGAATTCACTTACCATTTTTTCATCACCCATACAACGGTCTATGAAAGTCATTCTAGGCTCGCCCGACTTTCTTGTTGGCACAGTAATCACTCACTGTTTTTCGGTTCAAGGTCATCGAGATTTGGAAGTGTAGGGCAACAGTCATCAATACAGACTAACTCTTTGCCTACCATACCTTCTCTGTGCTTTTCCACTGCCATTCGGTGAACATGCTCATCAACATCTCTTTCTCTTTCGTGAATCATTTCTGATGGCATCTCTTGTATTTCAATCGCCTGTTCTGACTCCCACATTCTTAGAATAGTATTCATAGCCGGTGCGGCTATACCACCAATGATAGCAATCAAAGCGATAAAGCCATCTAGGTTGGCAAGAACAATATCGGGTTTGTAAATACCCATCCCGACAACGGCCGCACTAGCCAACAACCATAAGTAGATTGCTGGCAGTGCCGTCTTTTTTACCATTTTATCATTAAATGTAGTAGGTGTGTTCTGTTTAGTCATTTTATAACCCTCCTTTGTTTTTATAACACGATACATTATGCTCAATTGTTCGGTATGTTCCTATCGTCATTTAGAACTTCGTTTTCTCTAGGCTTTTCACCCATATTTGGTGTCGAACCACCGACCTTTCTTTCATCTCCGCCTCTGCCTCTTGTGACGCCATCCATACCTGCTATGTCTAACGCTTGATTTAGGGATAGAATGCCCGTAGAGTAACCAATGCTTGCTCTTTGCATGGCTTGGTAAGGAGACTCTTCGTCTATTGCATCGAATGTAACTATTGGTAAATCTTGTTTTCTATGCTCGATACCCAAGAGTGTTAGGTGCTTTGAAAACAATTCTTTACAGGATTGAACCAATACTTGCTGCAATCTTCTGATTGCTTGAACAGACCATTGGTTAGCGTTAAATGTAGCAGCAAAGGTAGAACCTTGTTCTTGACCCATGCTTACTCTTGGAACGTGAAGCACTGCTGATATGTCTGCGTTAACTTGGTCTAGGAATTTAGCATTGTCTGGAATACTGTTTTTGATGTCAACGTGATGCATATTAACATAGTGAGGTAAGATAGGAACTTGGTCTCCCCTAAGACTGTCGAGAAGCGTTCCTACTTTGCTCATGATATGCTCTAGTCTTTCTTTTTGTTCTTGTGGGTCTTGGATGTTATCGGTTGCTGATTTGTCGATAGTAATGTATTGTTTTGTCATACTATCTTCTATGGAGATACGATTGTTCATTGTGTTATACTTTGCTCGTATAGCCTGTTTTAGAGATGAGAAACGGGATGCACCCCACACGCCATAAGTCCACCTGTCCATTTCATCTAAAAGCCAGTTAGACCTGTAATCAATTCTAATGTGTAGTATTTCGTTTTTTGAGAACCTTTGCGTGTCTCTCTGATTTTCTCTAAAGACATACTCTTCTGCACTCATAATTGGATTATCTTTGTCTGCTGCGAAAGGAACAGGCCTATCATCAGTAATTGTTATTTGATTTACTGGTAAAGATTGTAATTTTGTAATCCCTTGTAAGGATGAACCAACATATTTGTTGATGTCGTTACCATAAACCATAAGGTTTCTCATGGCATTTATAAGTACATCGTCAAAATCAAGAGTTTCTTCTACTAATTCCCTAATTGCATTACGAATTGTACCGTTTTTTGCTTTTTTGTAATCAATAAAATAATTGTTTGCCGTCAACGAAACAGTCCTAACGGCACCGTTTAGTTCTGGGTCGAGTTTAAGCATGTCATCATAAAGGTCAAAAATAGTGTCGTAGTTGTTGTCACTTCTAAAGTATTCAGTGTCTTTGAATACATCTTTTAAGCCTGCCGCTACGTTAAAAGGAACATTAGACTGTGAAGTTTTAGCAGCAACAATTTGAGGCTCGGATGAACTTTGCCTCCGAAATATGTCAAAAAAGCCCATGAGGTGTAACTATGGATGGTGCTATTTGAACATTACTTAATTGTTATGTCACACCATACCTTGCATTCCGATGATTGCGGCAACCATCGCAGAGCCTATACCCATCATCCACTTTATGATAGATTTACCTATGCCGTTAATCATATCTTGAGTTGCTCTTTGTGTGTCTGCTAGTGCAGTGAATTGCTCATCAGTTCTTATTTGTGATTCAAGAAGTTTAGCAAGCATCTCATCATGCTTGTCAAGTCTGCGCTCAATACTATCTAGTCTGTGGTTTTGAACTGCATTATCACTCATTTTTGTCACCCGAACGATTTTTGAATAGTTTGCTACCACTAACTATTACGATGAACCAAAAGACAATCTCAGCGATAATTAAACCTATTGCGAGAACAAGGCCAAGCGTATTCATACTACCACATACTAACGTATTTGCCAGTGTGTTGTGAAGGTTTCTTTGGTTTTCCCTTGCTTTGCCAAGATTTTACTTGTGCGGTTCCAGTAACTACTGGCGTTTTAGTGACATCAAACTTATTGAATTGGTCAAGTGCGTGAGCCAAAGCCATAACTGTGTCATTGTGCTTACCAACATCAACAATATCCCCACTTTTCCAAACGTGATTTTCTAACTCATCAAAGATTATATTAACCATGTTTCTAGTTTCTATGTTACCGTAAGGCCATTGAAATTTGCCTTGCTCAAACCAAGTTCTAAGTCTGTTCAATAATCCTTGCTTTAGTCCCTTGTTACTAGCCTTTGAAGCCCTGTAATCTAAATGAGCGCCTTTCTGAATTATGAGGGCTTCGTATAGGCGCTGAAATCCTACATCTTCTGCGGCTATTGGTGCTTTGCCATATCTATGAGACCACTCAATAATTACATCTGCTTGTCTGTCTGGTGGGAAATCATTCCTACGCCACATATTTACAAAGTGAACTACGCCCTCAGCATCTTGCCGCAATACTATTAACACAGTATAATCCTTTCCTATACCATGAGAGGGGTCGAATCCGATGACATATCTACTATCGTCGAACTCCATGTCGAGGCCGAGAGTGGAACTTACATCTATGTTTTTTCTGACATCGCCCCTCTTGAAGACTTGGGAATCATCATCCACGACCTTACAAAGATACTCTTGAGCGAAGGCGAGGTCATCATTCATGGAGAGTTTTTGTTCGATAAGGAAATCAGTGGGTCTGAAATCCGGCCATAACGGTTCTAATTCTATGTTATCGGGGTCAGCCCTATGCTCATCCCAATTTGGAAATGCAGACCAAGTTCCCGATGACCAGACTTGTTTTGCCTTTTCTGACAACATTTCACTGTGATACAGGTCAGTTAATGCCATAGGAGTACCTACTACGAACAGGGATGTTCCGGGGTCGTTCATCGGCGTTACTACTTTTCTAAACCACTCGATAACTTTATCCATTGTCATGTCACCAAGTTCTGCTAAAACATCATCAAGAGCGACACATCCCGGATGCTCTCCACGAATCGCAGCCCCTACACCTGCTGCTCTAATCCAAGAGCCGTTTGTAAATGCTATTTTGTCTTTTGTGGACTTTTTGATTAGTTTTCTAAGTTCAGGATGCCTACGCATATCTTCCTCTATTTCTGCTAATCTGTTGAATGCTTGTCTATTGGATGCAGAAAATAACCAAATAGTCATTGGTTTGTTTCTATCTTTTTCAAACAAGCACATGTGAAGTAATTTTACTCTTAGAGTAGATGATTTACTGTGAGACCTTGGTGCGATAATACACACACGGTTAACTGATTTTTTTTCTGGGCGTTTGTAAAGTTCCATCCACTCATCTATGTGGTCTGCCCATTGATATTCTTCTGATAACCACTCGTAAAAATATTTGATGTCATGCCTTGACCTTTCAATATGAAAGCCTTTCATCATGCTCATTCAATAACCTCCATACAATCTTCGCAAAAAGATTTGTCAGATAAGTTGTAGCAGCCTTCCTTCTCGCAATACTCACTAATTATGTGAGGTGCGAGTGCTGGCGGTGAGGCCGAATTGACGAGAGGCAACGTCAATACACACCCGCATTATTCTTTTTTAGCAGCCTTCTTTGAGGTTTTCTTACTAGCCTTTGCCTTTTTCTTAGGGGGAATGACTTCGTAAGAAACACCATCTTCTCTGAGTCGGTAAATAGTACCGTCTGCTTCCGTCCATTCTTTCACGCTAAATCACCTCAAGCGATGATGAAGGAAACAACAAGGTCTAAAATACCGCCTTCGAGGGTAGCGGTAGCGATTGTTCCTATAACATTTGTTGCTGATGAAACGTAGACTGGTGCAGAACCGGCGGTAACTGCGTTTGAACCTGCGTATGCAGCGTTGTCGAAAGCAGTAGCGCCTTTGAAAGCGGTAGCAGTTCCAGTAATACCCAAAGCGAGTGTTGCTGAACCACTGGATGCTAGAGCGCCACTACTTTTTATAACTGCGCTTGTTACCAAAGCACCTGCTGGTAATTGTTGAGCAGCGCCAGATGTATCAGTAAGAGTAACTGCTCCTACTGCTCCACCTTGGGAATCAAACTCATATCTAAAAGTCAAACTTTGAACTGGTGTGTAAGCGAGGTCTGTGGTTGCGATAGTACCGGCTACGATTTTTGCACCAGTTACCGCATCATCCTTAAGACGCTCAGTTGACACGAATTTCTGAAATTTTCTGTTCTGTGGCATAATATCACCTATTGGTTATGACAAGAGCCTTGCGTTATTTAAGACTTACTCGGATAGAACCGGAGAAAACAACGAACCTACAAGTCCTTCATCATAATCAATAATGTGGGCCGCTAAGCCTGCTGGACTTTGCGTATAACCGTGTCTGTAATGGTATCTATCGTGTCCTGCTAGACTTGGTAACTGAACAACAGTGCATCCTTCCTTTTCTACTAGGGATTGATGGTGAAGATGTCCATGAAACCAAATGTGCCATTTTGTATCGCCCCAATCTTTTCGAGCCTCAGTAGACATTAGAGATGGTAGTTTGTTACCACGAACTGCATCCCCATGTGTAAATCCTAGTAAAGTGTCACCGTAGGTTAGATATTGTCTTGTCTTTGGTGATACAGTGACTTCTACATCATCAATATCTTCGTAGGCTGCTGATAAATACATCATAAGTGCGTATGTTGAATGTCTATCGTGATTACCGGGCATAAAGACAACCTGCACGTTTGTAATCTGTCTCAAAAGGTCAATATGCTCTCTAGCAAGTTTGCATCCTGTCATCAGTATTTCTGCGGGGGAAGCACACATATCTTGCCTTGTTCCTTTTGTTGTAGTCCCAAAGTCGTTGTCAACGTGAAACCAATCACTACCACAAGCAACAATAATTTTTTCGGGGACACTTGGTAGGCGTGAGGCCAATTCCTCAGTCTTAGTGAATAAACGGGCTCTAGCCTCATCAAAATTATAAGTTTCTCCTACTTCATCTTCCCATCCGTATTTACCCCAATGGAAGTCAGTAGGGCTGATAACAACCGCATATCTCTTATCATTGGCCTTGAGTTTTAGTTTTGGCACTTTATCGTGCGCTTTTGGTACAAGTTCATACATCTTGTCAAGCAGAGTGGCCTTTAGTAGTCGGTATGACTGTGCATCCTCTTTGATTTGTTTTATTTCTTTTTGCTCTGCCTCTTTGATAATCGCTATTCTTTTCTTTGAAAGTAAAGTCTCAGTCAAAACTTGCTGGTCTTCACTCTGCAATTGCTCATTAGTGAACGGGATAGATGAATGACTCCACCCATACTTTGATACATATTCCTTGAACCAAGACTCGGGCATTTCATACTTGGTAGAAACTTGCGCCTTCGTAAGCCCCTTACCAACCATATCAGAGTAATCTTCTAGCATGGCCCTGTGAGTATCACCGGGAATAGCCACCTGCTCTGCTGCCGAATGTAAGTAAGTATAGTATGTATCACTGCTTTCATCGTAAAAGTAAGATTCATCATCTTCTATTTTCTGCTCATCCTTCTCCCAACGCAGGATTGCCATCTCCCACCCTTTTACACTCCTTGTCGGGTCTATCTCATTTAGAAATTTAGCAAACCCTAATCGGCTTGCTGGTCGCTCATGTGCATGTTTTTTTATTAAATCATAATCGAAAGGTGGTCGCCTCGTCATGGTGTAAGCGATGAAAGCACCTATTTAAGAGTCTTTTGGTTTTTCAAAAAAATTTTCAAAAAAATTGTGGGACACTAGGCTCTGCCCTTGTGTGTTGATTGTGTGTTTTTGGAGGATGTGCCCCCCACCCTAGACCACTAGGATGAGGGGCGGTGCTGCTTTCACAGTGATTCGATGACTCCACCGTAGGCGTAGTGCCATAGGTCATACACGTTCTTGACGTGCTGACTGTGTGCCTTGTCGATAGCGTCGGTCTTGACTAGGAAGCCAACTATGAAGTCTAGCATTGGCATTCCTGTCCTGTCACATAGGTCTTGACCATCTGTATTCTCAAACATTTGAAACAAAGCGTGTGCGAGGGCTTTGCTTGTGCTGAACTGTAATCCTATCGGACTGAATCTTTTCAAGTGTTCAAGTGAGTCACTACCTTTGGTAAGGGTATCTTGATGAAGGCCATTACGGGCCTTCTTCAATGCACATATCTCACAGTCCACATCTAAGTGTAGTCGACCACAATCTTCGCACTGTCTCATTGTATCTCCCTCAATCCGTTCTGCATGTCTCTTATGGCTCTGATACCTTTCAAGGCGTTGTTCACAGTGTCGGCTACGATGCTGATAGTTGTTGCTGCTGACGGTATGCTATACAAGTCGTGGACTACATCTCCACCCTCGAGTATGTCTGCTACTTCTTCTAGTAGTAGTTCATACTCTTTGTATTGGCAAGGCACACATGCCAATCCAAATCCTAGCGTAATTGTAGTACACTCACATTTGTCACTCATTCCTGTTCCGGCGTTTCCCTCCGGCTTGGGTTGGGTAGGTTCTTGTCCCATGTGGTTGACATGGTAGGCTCCCATATATAATGCCTATGCTGCGGGCCACATTCTTGTGGAGGGCCACATTGTTGTGGATATAGTAGTATCTTATGGGAAGTATATACCCTTCCTTATAGAAAGAAAGAGAGAGAGAGAAACTAAGAGAGAAAAAAGGCCCCCCACCACCCCGAAGGATGATGGGAGGCGGTATTCAATCACTTGATTGATGTGCCGAAGTCAGAACTAAACAAAATCCATTCGTCTTTGTCCTCTCTCCATGCATGATAGTCAACTCTTATACCACTTTGACTTAGGTATTCTGCCGCTATCTGAGCCGCCGTTGCGCTTACATAATCCCAAGGGATAACCTTGCTTACTTCGTGCCTAGTGTCAATTATCTTGACCCTAGAGCCTCTATGCGTGGTTGGGCCCAAGTGATACACAATGAACGCTCTCATGTGTTCGCCGGCTATGTCTCTTCTTGCTGTTTTGGTCACTTTTTTTCACCTCCAATCTATCCGAGGGGCCGTACCTATATAATATGTTTGAATGGCGATATTATGTCTATGTATATACTTAATGGGAAGGACGTCCCAATGCGAGAGAGAGATAGAGAGAGAGAGAGTAAGAGAGAAAAGTGAAAGTGAAATTGGAAAAAAAAGGGCCACCGACGACCCCGAAGGGTCGCCGATGGCGGTACCGATTTACTCGGTGGTTGGGACGAACTTCTCGCCTTCGTGGTTTGCTCGGTGGTAA